AGTTTGAGAGCGATTTGCAATACTGCGTATCCAGGGAAGAGATAGGAATCAAGTCTGATGCTGCTGAGATGAACGTGAAAGCACGGACTGCGAAAATCACAGTGCCGTGTGTTGACCATGATCAAAAGGAAATATTTTATCCTCACGATCAAGTAACTGGGAAAATTACCACGAAACATGGTTGGCCAGAACCCGATCCAACCGATGATTAATCAACCTGAATTTTGGCCTCGTAAGGATTACTGGGCACTTTCAGAAAAGGGAAGATGCCCTATTTGCGGAAGCCGAACCTTAATATTGATCAGGGTAAGATTTGGATCAAAGAGGATAGTCGCTGAAAAATGTAACGGATTTTGTGAATGGAGGTTAGATTTTTATGAATGCGAAAAAAGCGAGAGCGCTGCGTAAACAGGCCGGCTTCGAGCCGCACAAAGAGCGCTGGTACATGCACATGAAGCGCCACGGAAGGACAATCAAGAGCACGCACGTGGCAACGGGTGCCAGGCGGAGGTATCTAGATTTGAAGCGGGCTTATAAAACTTCGTGAGATACGGCCGGATCATCTGGATGAAATTCAATTTATGTTGTAGAAAGGAGTAGATATCAAGATTTAGATCCGGCTGATCAATAAAACCGGTGCTGGTAAATAACTGGATAAGGGTTCGCTTTGCAACCAGCGCCGGAAGGAATCATCTACGGCATCATATTCAGCGATTGACCCACGCTGAGGTGCAACCCATTTTTTTCTTCTCCTTTGAAAAGGGAGCGTCGGTAATTGCAGCCGGCGCTCCCGGAAGGGATTGCAATGTTTAGACGACAAGGTGACAAGCTCGAAGACCTAATTTTTTATTTATTCCTGGTGATCGGAATCGTGACGTTAGGTTTCGCCCTGGTTGATTATGGCTTCTGGTTATGGATGATGCGATAGTTGAGGAATCAGACGGCAAGGCTCATATCGTACGCCTTTCGGGTGTGGCTGTGAAGACCTACAAGACCAGGAAAGAAGCTGAGGCGTACAGACGTGCCGTTATCGAAGAGCCTGAATTGTTTTTGACGATCACTGAATGGGAGCCGAAGGAATTATATCGTTTCGTGGATTTTGAAGAGGATAAGGAACATGATGGATGATGATAGTGACAGGCTGGCGCCGGCAAGAGAGCTGATTGTTGGAGTGTTTTTGGGAATTATTCTGGATGTTTTGCTGGCGTTGCTGGTTATCGCATTGGTGAAGTTTTTCTGATGGGAGAGCAGGATGACACGTGAAGAACTGGAAAACCTGAAATATTCGTTTGAAATTATCCAGATTTATTTGAGTGAAGCTCAGGAAGAGATCGGCAAGGTTGGCTGCACGCATAAGACGAATATTGCCAGGGCGATGATCGAATACAATCGCCTGGTGAATGAGGAGCTGGAGCGTGGAAGATTTGGAGCGTTGAGATAGATATTTTATAATGGCCCCGCATGGTTGCAGTCCGGAAATATTGGTAGATCCTGCAAGGGGCAGCCGCCAAGGGTGAAAAGCCATGATTAAGCCCAAGGCTATAAAACTCTGCTGAAAGCTGAAGGGTTATGAGCCGGTCTTACAGGAAGCCATTCGACAAGATCAAGCTTCACTGGTTCCAGCGATATTACAATCGCAAGGAGCGAAGGAAGGCGAAACGGTTGATCCGTGCTGGAAAATATGAGATTGCAGGCTTCAGGTTGACCAGGCGTGATAGTTGGGATGTGATTGACTATATTTATAATCCTTACAGACATCCAGAGAATGAGAAGCTGCATGAGAAGTTGTCAAGAAAATAAATCAAGGATAAACATTATGGTGCTACCGGCTGTATATGTAGATGTGATCTCGTGTGCAAAATGTGGCGGGACAATTGGGCGTATGGTTGACGTTGAAGACGAAGAGCTGATACAGGTTGGCGGCTTGATCGTGACGGAGATTCACGGGAACTGTGCCCAGTGCGGGGAGGAGTTTCACTATTCGCTCAACCAGCGCCGGCTTGAGCGGTTGTTGTTAAAAAGAAGAAATACCTAAACCAATTATTTATTTCTGTTACGTTTTATATCTTCTCTCAAAACCCAACCCCGTACACGTTCACCGCGATGTTCAATCTCGACAAGACACATAATTGGAGCATAATCAAGAATTTCTCCATTATCATTTGCGGGCTCACAATAAAGGTCATCATAACCTTCGGGTAAGTATAGTGAATCTCCTTCATGCAATGTATCTATTTCTAGACCTTCTTTATAATAATCAGGTACCTCAAAAACAATAGCATAATCAATGGCGATATAATCACCATCCGGGATTTCTTCTTTACTAAAGCAACTAAAAAGACAAAAGATAAATGAAAATAGTATGATGACTAAGGAAATAATCAGACCAACACGTTTCGACATGTTAGCACCTCTTTTCTTTTAGAATTTTAAAGACCTGGAATCGAATTTATGATATCATAGTATTTAAATATAGTCATAATATTTGGGAGTAAATATTCCAAACAAAGGTGGATTTTCCTGGAAGCGTGCTACGGGAATTACAAAAGCAAAACAAAAGATATCAAGAAGTACGGGTGTACCCTGGACTAAAAGCGGTCGTCAACGAAAAGTTGGATCAGCAATGAGTAAAGGTTGTGGGCTTGCCCTATTAACAGGAGTACTTGGAATTATCCTTGTCCTATTTGGATTAAGTAATATAAGAAAATAGCTGTTATTTTTCTATTGAATTCCTGAATCTTCTATGCTACAATAGATTCAGAACAACCGTTCGTTATTTTTTGCGTATATTTATATTTCGTATAGCGATTTATAACGAACCCATATAGTGCAAGCCGGAGTTTGCCGCCCGGACATGTGCATCAGTAAAGATGGTGTCCGTGTCCGGGCATTTTTGTTTAAGTTCAACTAGCGAAAGAGGTTTCTATGTTTGAGATTATCGATTGGGCAGCCGTTAGCTCTGCTTTTTTGTCTGCCAGTGTGTTTGGGATTCCGATCATCCTGCTAGTGATCGGGTTGACCTATGCAGCCGGGGATAAGTTCGGTCTGGAAGGGAAATGGCAATTCGTTGCCGCCCTTGTGATCGGGCTTGTGATTTCCGGCGGCTACCAGGCTGGGGTTGGCGCCTTTGGTTATACCTGGTTTGCATGGTTTTCTTATGCGATCTACGGTCTGTTATCTGGATGGTTTGCGAGCATGTTATATGACACTGTGAAGGACTTGCTCAAAAAGATCGTTGAGAAAATGCTGGGTAATATAAATTATGGCGAAGGCTAAGTAAAGCCTAATCCATGATAGATAAAACATTACTGGACGTATTCCAATCATTCATCTTGCCGGCATTAGGTGCCGTTGGTGGTGTGACTGCGCTTGTGATTTTTTTGTTCTCGAAACCTCAAAGAACGGCAGAAATCAAAAAGACCGAGGCAGAGGCAAGAAAAGCGGATGCAGAAGCAAATCACACAATTAATATCACGGAAGCAACTCTGCATAAGCTGACAAATGATGCTGCTGCCAAGGCGATAGAGGGGCAGAAGTTCTTGATCGATGATCTGCAGGAACGGTTGAGGGATGTGATCCAGGAGCTGGCTTCACTGCGATGTGAGAAGGCTAATCAGGATGAAATAATTAACAAATTAGAAGGCAAACTGGACCGGCTCGAATCGGAAATCGGGCTCAGGGAGGCGAACATAGTGGCCCTCGAAGAAAAGCTGAGCCGCTACGAAGCGGAAAATCAAGAATATCGCAGAGAGAATGAAGTCCTGAAAAAGCAGGTCGAGAGCCAGCGTAAACGGATCAAGGAACTTGAGAACCAGATCCGTGAAATCAAGGCTTACTACCAGGAGCGTGACAATGGGTGACCTGAGCGGAAAGGGCATTTATATCTGGATCATCAAAGACACGGATGACCCGAAGCAGATAGCTGAATCCTGCAAAGATGCAGGGTTGTCGCATGCTGCGATAAAGGTCGCTGATGCTGGATATACCTACAACATATCCAATGCCGTGGGGGACAAGGCGGCCGCCCTGGTCACTGAGCTGCACGCCCGTGGCATTCAGGCGTGGGGCTGGCAGTTCGTTTATGGAAACGCTCCGGAAGCCGAAGCAAATATGGCAATCAAGCGGGCTATAGAGCTGGATTTGGACGGGTTTATTGTCAATGCTGAGAGTGCTTATAAGGGTAAACATGCATCGGCAGAGATTTACATGGATAAGCTGCGAAGGGCATTGAACGGTTATTGTCCGATCGCCTTATCATCCTTCAGGTTCCCTTCGTATCATCAAGAGTTTCCCTGGCAGGAATTCCTGAGCAAGGTTGATATCAACATGCCCCAGGTGTACTGGATGATGGCAACCAACGCTGGCGCTCAGATGGAGCGCTGCTATGCTGAATTCAAACAGCCGCAATACCCACAGGTGCCGATTTTCCCGACGGGAGCCGCCTTCAGTGAGCACGGCTGGCGTGCTTATCCGGACGAAGTGAATGCGTTCATGGATGCAGCCAAGAGGCTTGGTGTGAAGGGATGTAACTTCTGGAATTATGATCATGCCTTTAATCGCTTCCCTGAGCTGTGGGATGCGATCAGCTCATTCAAGTGGGACGGTGCCGGCTATGAGGATGATCCCGTTGATGAGGATGATTTCATGTTTTATGCGATGTGTGAAGCAGAAGCGCTTCGCATCAGAACGGGACCGAGTACAGCCTGGCCGATTGTTGATCATCTGGTGGAGGGTGATGTTGAGCCTGTATATGGGGTCGAGAACGGCTGGTACCGCATAGATAGGGGTTGGGTCGGTGGATCATACATGACAAAGATCGCCCCCCCATCTCCACCCGTGGAGGAGCCAACGATTGAACAGCGACTTGACAGGATCGAAGCCGACCTGGATAAGCTGCTGGCCTTGCACCCGGAGGTTTACGATGCCCTATAAGGCAGCCCGAGCATGCTCCGTACCTGGTTGCCCCAACCTTGTGAGAGGAAGGGATTCGAGGTGCGAGAAGCATCAGAAGGAATATGAGGCCCGGCAGGAGGCAAACCGGGGATCCGCAAGTGACAGGGGCTATGATGCCCGATGGCAGCGGATCAGGGCGAAATTCTTGCGAGACAATCCGTACTGCGAGAAGTGCGGCAAGCCTGCGACAGTTGCACACCATATTATAAGGCGCCGCAATGGTGGCCCCGATAGTCCGAGGAACCTGATGGCGTTATGTGCGAGTTGTCACAGTAGGCTGCATGCTAAAGCAGGACACAACTGGAATAAAAAGGAAGGTTGATCTTATTGAAGAAGGTAGGTAGGGGCGTAAAAATCACCAGGGTTGGTCACTTTGATGACCGTTGCGGCAATCTTGCTCACGCGGCGTCAAAATGGGGGCATGGGGGGAGTTGCGAAAATGGCGGGTAGAAAACCGATTCCGACTGCGATCAAAGAGCTGAAGGGAACAGCAAGGCCCGATCGGGTGTTGAAGAACGAAGCTGAGTTTCCGATACCGGAAAGAATGCTTCGAGTGCCCGATGGATTGAATCAGCATGGCGAAGAGTTATGGCGTGAGCTTGGAAAATTGCTGCTGGATGCTGGTCTATTCTCTTATGGTGACAAGATTGCGCTGGAATTGCTGTGCCAGGCATACGGCCGGATGAAGTATGCCAGCGAAAAAATGAGGGAAGAGGGGGGCGAAGTTCTTGAAGGTGCGAATGGTGGATTGTATCAAAGCCCGTGGCTGAGCATCGTCAACAAGGGATGGGATCAGGTCCGGTCGATGTTGTCTGAGTTCGGGTTGACACCGGCGGAGCGGACTCGTGTCGCTGCCCTGGTTGAGGACAAGTCCGAGGATAGTTTGGCGGCTGAGCTGTTCAAAGCGGTGAAGTCGTTTCAGCAGGAGCGGGAGGCTTCTGAGCAATGATGGGATTCTCGTATCGGCAGTACGCCGAGGATGTTCTGAGTGGTGACCAAATCGCTTGCGAGTGGGTAAATCTCGCCTGCCAGCGATTTGTTGACGACCTGGAAAAGGGAAAGGATCGAGGGCTTTATTTTGACGACGGTGCCGCTCAACAGGTGATTGCCTTTTTTGCGCTGCTGAAACAATCGAAGGGTGAATGGGCTGGTCAACATCTGATTTTGGAGCCCTGGCAGCAGTTTATCGTTGCGAATCTGTTCGGATGGAAGAAAAAGGTGTCTGGATTGCGGCGGTTTCGTAATTCTTATATCGAAGTTGCCCGTAAAAACGGAAAATCGACGCTTGGTGCTGGCTTGGGGCTTTATTTGCTGGTTGCGGACGGAGAGCCTGGTGCAGAAGTTTATTCGGCTGCAACCAAACGTGACCAGGCAAGGATCATCCACAGTGAAGCCACGCGAATGGCGAAAAGCTCGCCTTCGATCAGGAATAAGGTCGCAATTGTGCGGGACAACATCTATATCCTGGATACGGCTTCAAAATACGAACCGTTGTCCTCTGATTATGACTCGATGGACGGTTTGAACCTGCACGGCGGGATCATCGACGAGCTGCACGCTCATAAGACACGCGAGGTTTACGACGTTCTTGACACTGCCACGGGATCCAGACGGCAGCCGCTTATTTTTACGATCACGACATCCGGCTATAACCGAGAGTCGATCTGCTGGGAGCATCACGAATATACCAAAAAGGTGCTTTCAGGCGTTCTTGAAGACGATGCCTGGTTTGGCATGATCTACACCCTGGATAGAAAAGAGGGACAGGATAAGGACGAAGAAGGCGATCCGTGGGAAAACGAGAAAGTTTGGGTGAAGGCTAATCCTAATCTTGGCGTTTCAAAGAAGTGGGATGATATGCGGCGAAAGGCAACCCAGGCAAAAGAGATGCCGTCGGCGCTGAATGCCTTCTTGCGGAAAGAGCTGGATATCTGGACCCAGGCTGAAACAAAGTGGATCCCGAGAGAACACTGGGATTCATGCGGAATTTCTGTTGATCCACTTGGTTTGAAGGGGCGAATCGCTTACGGCGGTCTGGACCTTTCAAATACGTCGGATATTTGCGCTTTGCTGTACGTTTTCCCGCCAAACACTGATGAGGATCGCTACCAGGTGATCAGACGGTTTTTCATTCCGGAGTATGCCATGCATGAGCGGACACGTAAAGACAGGGTGCCGTATGAAGCATGGGTACGGCAAGGGCACATCATTGCTACGCCGGGGAATGTGATCGATTATGACTTTATTATTGAGCAGATCGACCAGGACATGCAGATGTATGACATCCGCGAACTGGCATTTGACCCGTGGGGATCGGCGATGATCCAGACGAAGCTGATGGAATTGGGCGGTGATGACTTCATGGTGCAATTCCGACAGGGTTATAAGTCGATGTCCCCTGCGATGAAGGAACTGGAGCGGTTGATCCTGGAGCATAAGATCGCACACGGGAACGATCCGGTATTGAACTGGATGGCGGACAATCTGGTGGTTAGAGAAGACCCTGCTGGCAATATCAAGCCTGACAGGGAGCGATCGACGGAAAAGATTGACGGCATGGTCGCGTTGATCATGGCGCTGGACCGGTGCACACGGCATGAGGAACCGCCGCAATCAGTGTATGAATCTCGTGGATTGGAGACGGTGTAATGCGATTTCGATTATGGCGCCGAGAAGTGATCGTCACGAAAAAAAGCGATAAACAATCCGTGAAGGGTATTTTGTGGTCACGGTTATTTGGCGTGTGGGTGCTGAAACAGGCATTCATCGAAAACGACCAGGGGAAGCTGATTCGTGTTGATGGGGAGGTTATCGTGTTGAAAGAAAACATTGACTTTGTGCAGGTGCTGCCATGAGCGTAATTGTATCAGAACGTACCCTGGTGAATATGGAAGCTGGCTGGTGGCCAACATCCACAAGCGGCAGTATCTCGCTGTATAACGGTTTCACGCAAGATTACTCGACGCTTTACAAAGAGCAGCCGAACGTGCGAACCTGCGTTGATTTTCTTGCCAGAAACATCGCTCAGCTTGGGCTGCATACCTACCGGCAGGACGCTGACAGAGGACGGATACGCTTACGGGATCACCCAATCGCATTGCTTCTCGGACGTCCGCTGCCAAACAAGATGAAATTCACACGCTACCGGATGATCGAATCAATAATGAGCGATCTTGGCATTTACGGGAATGCGTTTTTGAAAAAGGAAATCAACAGCGACGGCGTTCTGGAAGGGCTGGTCAGGCTGCCGCCGATTTATGTGTCGGTCAAAGGAAGCCTGTATCCAAGCGAATACACGCTTAATTTCAACTCTGGCAATCCAAGCACTTACGCTGCCGATGAAATCATTCATTTTCGGTCTTATAACTCTGAAAGTGCCGTAAAGGGATTATCGCCATTGGAGACGCTAAGACGTACGCTTGCGGAAGAGCATGCGGCTGCCTTATATCGTGAGAAATACTGGCAGAACTCAGCCAGGATGAACGGCGTTATCAACCGTCCGGCTAATTCACCTGTTTGGAGCGATATTGCCAGGCAGCGTTTCAAAAAAGAGTGGCAGGCGTTGTATTCTGGTGTTGAGAACAGCGGGAAGACGGCAATCCTGGAAGACGGGATGGAATTCAAAAGTATTTCATTCAACCCGAAGGACAGTGAATACCTGGAAGGGCGAAAGCTGACACGGGAAGAATGTGCGAGAGCCTATCACATCCCACCACCACTGGTAGGGATTCTGGATCATGCAACGTATTCCAACATTGAGAGCCAGCATAAGAGCCTGTATACCGATGTGCTGGGTCCGTGGCTGGCGATGATCGAAGAAGATCTGCAATTGCAACTTCTGAAAGATTTTGACGATACGGAAGGCGTTTACCTGGAATTCAACATCCAGGAGAAGATGACAGGTGATTTTGAGACACAGATCCGATCGCTGCAATCTGCAACGGGTACAGCGTACATGACAGTCAATGAGGCACGGTCGATCATGAACCTGCCGAAGATCGAAGGTGCTGATGAGCTGATCGTGCCGCTGAATGTGCTGGTTGGCGGTCAGGCAAGCCCGACGGATAGCGCTCCGAAGGATGGAGACGTGGAAAAGAAGATTGCTTCGCAAGCTCGCAATGACAACATCAAAGAAATAGAGTCGTTCGATATGCGATTTCCAGCGTTGAAGGATATCTACGACGAGAAATGGCGTTCGCTGCTGGTGAAGACGTTTGAGCGTCAACAGAATGCGATCTTACCGCAGATAGGAAAAGGAAAGATTGCTTCGCAGGCTCGCAATGACAACATAAAAGATATCGATGCTATCTGGGATGTCGATCGCTGGAATAACGAGGTTACTGCGGATTTTACGCCGTTGAGCATGCAAACAGCGCTGGCATGGGCTCAAACCCTCGGCAAAGCGTTGGGCGTGGTTATCACAGAAGAGACGATGCAGAAATACATCGATGAAAATGCCCGCATTGCCGCCGAGTACATGAATGAGAGCACACGGCTGCAAATTGAAGAGGCATTGACACAGGAAGACCCGAAGTCGGCTGTGCAGCGTGTGTTTCAGGGTTTGCTGGCCGTGACGGTGGCAAGGTTTGCGATCGGACGGGTGACCAGCCTTTCAAATTACGGTGCTTACAAGGCAGCGGTGAAGGGAAGGATCACGACAAAGACCTGGGTGGTGAATTCGACCAACCCACGAGACAGCCACTCTTCGATGAACGGGGAGACTGTTGGCATTTATGAAAGATTTTCGAATGGGATGCGCTGGCCTGGTGATTATGAAGGCAGCGCAGCAGAGACGGTGAACTGTGAATGCAGTTTGAGATACAACAGGGAAACTGAATGAAAGAGAGATTGCTTCGCAAGCTCGCAATACCCTAGCGGGCACAAGTGACAAAGAGAGGTTCGGATGTATAAAAAAGTATTTCGACCAACAATCGAATTCAAAGAGGGTGACGACGAGCAAGGTTCGTTCCGTGCGATTTTTGCCACCTTCAATGTGATCGACCTTGACAGGGATGTAACGCTCCCCGGTGCTTTTGAGGTCGGCCAGAAGGTGCGGATCGCCTACTGGGGGCATCGCTGGCACGATCTGCCGGTTGGTAGGGGTGTGCTTGGCGCAGATGAAGAGAAAGCATGGGTTGACGGGAAATTCTTCCTGGACACACAGGCAGGTCTTGAAACCTACAAAACGGTCAAGAATCTGGCGGAGCTGCAGGAATGGAGCTACGGGTTTGACATCGAGAAGACCTCAGAAGGCGAGTTTGAGGATCAGCAAGTGCGATTTCTCGAGAAAATGAAGGTGCACGAAGTATCGCCGGTGCTTTTGGGCGCTGGCATTGGCACGATGACCACGGACATCAAGAGCGCCAAGGAAGACGAGATTGCTTCGCAAGCTCGCAACGACATAAATGGTACAGCGTCGGAAGATGCTGATCAGAATCCTGACGAAACAAACGAATCAGAGGCTGGAGATCCCAGTAATGAGAGCGGCGTGAGTCCGGAAACAATATTAACCTATTTAGATTTAGAACTTTTGGAGGATTAACATGCCCAAGACACTTTTAGAAAAACGAACTGCATTATTGCAGGAAGCAAAAGCTATCACTGAGCTTGCAATCAGTGAAGACCGGAACCTGACCGACGAGGAAAAGGCGAAGGTTTCCGAAAAACTCACCCAGGCAAAGAAACACAAAGACGACCACGAGATGGTTGAGCGTATTTCTTCAGAGCTTGAAGCCAAAGCGGCTGAGGGTGAGCAAAAGACCAGGAAGATGGCAGGCGGTTCTATTGGCGATCAATTCGTCAAACATGATGCCTTCCAATCCTGGCTGAAACAGATCGCTCCTAATGGGCGAATCCCTGACAGCATGAAAGGGATCAACTCTCCTGCGGTTGAGATCGAAGGCTTGAACATCAAAACCCTGGTGACCGGTGCAGGTGCCACCAGCGGCGGTGCTTTCATCGTTGCTGAGGACACCGGCATTTATGAGCCTCTCGGACGTTACCCAACTTCTGTTCTTGACCTGGTATCACGACGCCAGACAACCACAGATGCGGTGGAATTCGTCCGCCAGACAGCCCAGGTGACACAAGCCACGGCTGTTGAGGAAGCTACTGCAACAGCCACAGGCGGCGATAAGCCCGAAGGTGCAACAACCTTCGCCCGTGTGACATCCAACGTACAAACCGTTGCGGTGTGGGTGCCTGCCACAAAGATGGCGCTCTCGGACGCTTCACAGCTCCGTGGGATCATCGACCAGGAAATCCGTGATGACTTGCTGGAAGAACTTGACCGCTTGATCTTGAATGGTGACGGCGCTGACGGTGAATTCACCGGCATCTACAACACCTCCAACGTCCTCGGACAGGCTTACTCCACGAGCATTTTGGAAACCTGCCGGAAGGCAATCACGAACCTGCGCACGAACGGCAAGGTGTCCCCAACAGCATGGGTGATGCATCCCAACAACTGGGAAGACATCGACCTGCTGAAGGACGATTACGGTCGTTACCATCGCGGCGGCCCATTCGCAGCCGGACCCAACACCCTTTGGGGTGTGCCTGTGATCGAGAGCTTCAACGCTGTTGAAGATACACCGATCCTCGGCAACTGGAACAAGGCTGTTTTGTGGGATCGTGAACAGACCACGATCAGCGTGAGCGATTCTCACGATGACTTCTTCATCCGTAACATGGTTGCAATCCTCGGAGAGCTCCGTGCCGCATTCGGCGTGTTGAAGCCCACCGCCTTTGTTGAGGTTTCACTGGCGGCAAGCTAATAGCAAAAAGCTAAAGGCTGAAAGCTGAAAGTAAAGACGGGGGACGGGGAGATATCTCCGTTCCCCGACAAAAAGGATTGGACACTGCTGCATGGATGAGATATTAAGAAAAGTGAAGGGTGTACACGGTTTGATGACCGTTGACGAGCTTGCCCTGCTTTGCAGGATGGCTCGATCTGCTGAGAGCATCGCTGAGCTTGGCTGCTATAAGGGGCGGTCTCTGATTGCGATGGGATTGTCTAATCCGAAAGCCAAACTGTACGGGATTGACTGGTTTGGGGATATGAGCCATCGAGGTTATAAGGGATCGACGCTTGAAGAGACACAGGCTAACCTGAAAAGCAAAGGGGTGCAGGCTGAATTTTACATCGGCACCACGGACGAGGTTGCCAGTGATTTTGAGCATGAGATCGACCTGCTGCACATTGACGCCGGTCACAGCTATGAAGAGTGTTTGAACGATTTGAACAATTACACGCCGAAGGTCCGACCAGGCGGCGCTGTATGCATCCATGATTACGGTCCGGCAAGAAAAGAAGCGTTGGACCGTCCAGAAGTGAAAGAAGCAGTGGATGACTGGCATAAAGCCAACCCTGACTGGATTGAGGTTGAGCGAGCCGGAACGATGATCGCTTTTCGCCATACAATCGCCCAGGAAGGCGTTCTGTACGTCGCTTATGGTGAAAAAGCCGTTCTGAACGTGGAAAAATCCATTGAAACTTTAACAGAGCGCATTACAGACAAGCCTATAGCGGTCATAACGGACGCTAAGCAGGTCAAAGGGGCGGATATACTGATCAGGCACGTGGATATGGATCGCGGCGCCCGAAATATCAAAACGAGGATGTATTCATTATCACCTTTTTATAAGACGCTTTATCTGGATGCTGACACAGAAGTATTGAGTGATCCCCAGCATGGGTTTGACCTTTTGGATAATGTTGACCTGGTGATGGGGCAGGACACGGTGAGAATTTTCAACCGCAACCGTCACCCACGGATGATCAAAGAAGAGATGACCAAAACAAAGCGGGAGACAGGCGGCGGGGAATACTGCTATTACAACACAGGCGTGATGTATTTCACCCGTAAGGATCGAGTGAAAAGGTTGATGCAATCGTGGCACCAGGAATGGCAGCGATGGGGCAAACAGGATCAGCCAGCGTTTTTCAGGGCGATGGGTAAGTACCCTGTACGGCTGGCATCGATGCGGCAATCCTGGAACACACATAGGATCAAAGACGCACAATTTGTTTACCACGCCCACAGGCGATGCAGCAGAGAGGGAGCGCCAAAATGACCATAGAACGTGAAGCGACCAATGCTGCAAAACTCGCAATGAGCATCCCTGGGCAGATGCATGAGGCAGAATTGGCATTTTTGTATAAGTTAGCCAGGCAGAAGGGGCCGCTGGTCGAGATCGGCTGCTTACATGGACGGTCAACGGCTGTATTGATGCAAGCGGCTAAAGTGTTTGGTGCTAATGTGGCAAGCGTGGATCCATTTTTGCAGACGCCAAACACGATGATCCCAAGTGCGAGATTATGGCGATCGAACCTGGAAAAAGCAGGATTGGAAGCACCGGAATTGTTTGAATTAATGAGCCATGATGCGGCACCGTTTTATGAAGATGAAATCGGGATGCTATTCGTGGACGGCGGTCACAGCTATGAAACCGTGAAAGAGGACATCGCTGACTGGACGCCGAAGATCAAGGGAAATGGCATTATTTGTTTTCATGATATGTTCCAACCGTCCATCCCGGGCGTGGCAAAGGCGGTCACGGAGTGGTGGCTGGACCCTGAGAACTGGTCAGGGTCGGTAACGAGATGGCGCCTGATCGACCAGGTGGATTATTTGATCGCTTTTCGGAGGATGGCATGACAGACAGCGGCGTGATTTATATCGCCTGGGGCGATAATGCAATTGAGCAGGCAAAACAATCGATCTATTCTCTAAGACGCTTCCTGCCTACAATACCCGTATTGATTGTTGGGGATGAAGCCGCTGTGAAGGCGTTCGAGGATGATGAGACGGTCTATACACACCTATGTGAGGTGGATCCGTTTACACCCGATCGCAAGAAGGGATTTCGTTTTTCGGCTGGTCGGATCAAGCCGCTGCTGGCAAAAATCAGCCCGTTTGAAAGGTCGCTGTACGTGGACTGCGACACTTATTTTCAGCGGCCGCCGACGGAAGGGTTTCGGCTGCTGGATAAGTGGGATGCGGCACTTGCTGAAACAGAGACACGATCGCTGGATGAAGGGATTGCTGATCCACGGGAGTGCATTGAAACTGCGAAAAACATGGGGACGGGCTTGCTGCTGTATCACAACAGCGGGATGATCTTCTGGCGAAAGAATGAGAGAACAAAGGAATTATTTGACTTATGGTCAGAAGAATGGGAACGATACCAGGGATGGGATGAACAGGTTGCCCTGCTGCGCGCTCTACTGCGGTCAGAGGCTGTTTACCTGACACTGCCGCACACCTGGAACACATCCGCTTTGTCGAAGTGCTACATGCTGTATCACTGGTTTGGTGCAGGGGACGCGCGGATCGATATGAAGCAGCGCACACGGCAGTATGAAAAGCAGGCGGCAAAACAGTCACGGCTGCCGATGATAAGAATTGAATTAGCTCCCGGGCAGTTTGTGAAATGCCGCCCGGAAGATGAACAAAAAATAAGAGAACGTTATGGTTTACAAGGTGAAATACCTAAAGGAAAGGTTGACATGAACAATAAAGATAACCCACTGGTGAAGGTTTTTTCTCGTCCAGGGCAGTATGCGAAGATGCGGTTGAAAGATGCCCAGGAACTTGGGCTGGAATACACGCATGAGAAAGGCAGAGCGCCACAGGGGAACAAGATGCGGCTGCCTGGAGAGAACAAGGAAGCGGTGCCGGTTGAGCAGTTTGAAGATTTTACGGCGATTTCCGGCGTCGGAAAGGCAACGGATGAGAAGCTGCACGAGCAAGGGGTGCACACGTTTGAAGATCTGTTGGCTGCTGATGTGAGTTTTTTGCCTGGAACAGCGCAAAGTGCGATCGAGGCGTGGAAGGCAGAATTATGAAATGACCGGGGATAGGGGATAGTTGCCCCGCTCCGGTCGCTGATGCTCCCTTCGGGGGCTTCGGTTCACAAAGGAGGTGAACCTCGTGGCTGATTTTTGCACGGTACAAGAAGTTGAAGAGTTACTGAATCTGTCGATCATGGATGATGCTGACAACCGGGCATCGTGTGAGCGTGCGATTAGTGCTGTGACTGAGGCAATCAAGAATTACTGCCAGCAGGAAATTGAGCTGGTGGAAGATGATGAAATCACGCTGGATAGCGACGGCGGGGATATGCTGTTTTTGCCAGAGCTGCCAGTGGTGTCGGTTGCCAGCGTTGTTGAGGATGACGAAACCCTGACAGTGACGGACGATTACATATTGGGGCAGTACGGCATCCTTCACAGGGTTGGGCAGGACTGGCTGAGCGGCGTGCAGAAAATCACAGTTACCTATACCCACGGTTATGCAACCATCCCTGCGGACATTGCGGACGTTGCGACACGGTCGGCTGCGAGGGTGTACCAGGCGGGATTGAGAGCCAAAGAGCATGATGGAATCACAGGGGTGGCTGCATTGAGCCTTGGTGATTACTCGGTTAGCTATGGATCAGAGCACAGCGGCGGCGTGGGTGAAGGCGTGATGGGGGCGTCTGCTGCACGGGTGCTGCTGTTGAGTGAAAAAGACATTCTCGATCGTTATCGCTACATAAGGCAGTAATGAAATGATTGGATCATTGTTTAACAATATTTTCACGATTGAACGCCGGACCCGGACAAGCGACGGTCAGGGCGGTTTTACGATTGGCTATTCTTCACTTGGTACTGCCGAAGGAAGGATTCGACCAGCTTCTACGCAAGAGCGTGAATTGGCTGCTCAGGAAGGGCGTGATGTCTCGCATGTGCTGTATGTGTTAGCGGATGAGGATATCGCCAGGGGTGATCGTGTGACCACAGGCACGCTGGTCGTTGAAGTTTTGGGCATACGGGAACCTTCAGAGGCGGGCCATCATTATGAGGTGGATTGTTTGGAGAGACAGGTGGAATCTACAACATGAATAACGTCGAATTTACCAAATGGAATAAGGACAAGGTCATAGAGAATGTGGTTGACCAGCTTATGGGGCATGCTCCTGCGACTGCAAAGTTCATCGAGGATGATGCCAGGCGTCGGCTGGATGCGATCACCACGCCGGACACAGCACGAGACAAGAACTATCGCTGGTATTTGTCGAAGTATATCCTTACGCATGCGATTGAGCGGACAGACAAAAAATCCTTTGTGATAGCGGTTGGGATGAAGATCGGAAAGGACGGACAGCGCCGCCACGGCTTTTATATTGAGACAGGGTCATCAACTGCCCCTGCACACCCGTTTTTGCGCCCTGCAGTCCTCCAGAACGCCAGGGACATTATCCAGCTATTACTGGGAGCAGGCAATTAAATTAATTTAGGAGGCTTAACATGAATGGAACAACTGTTATCTTGCTAGTGAACACAGGAACACCAACTATACCGATTTATACTGCTGTTGGTTCACAAAGAGATGTAAGCTTTGAGGAGTCTACAGCAGAGATTGACTTGTCCAGCAAAAATGCACGTGAACAGACGGTTGGCGCGGGTCGCTACTCGGCAAACTTGACACTCGATAATCTTTATGTCGAGTCCGATGCAGGTTACGAGGCATTAAAGGATGCAATGCGTAACGAGGAGCTGATCCTTGTCGCAAAGCAGGTTGACGATGTGACGACCGAGACAGCCAACGCACTGGTTACCAGTCTTTCTGAGCGCAATCCAGACCAAGGAGAGGCCACGGTGACTTGCTCTCTCACTATAAATGATGGCTGGACAGAAGAGGCAGAGACTGCCATCGTGTATGGTGTGTCCTGGGACTTGAGCGATTCACCTACGTTGACCCGCACAGACGACTCTGTGGGTTTTACGGCAGAAGCAGGTGTAGACGGCTCTGTTGTAACAAATGACTTTGACACAGCGGAAATTTACAAGGACATCATTGAGGTAGAAGATGTTCTTGGTAATGCATTCGTCAGAATACCAAAATTCTACATCAAAAAGACAAAGAGTGCAGTTACCAGAACCTGGCAGATCTCGAACGTGCAGGGAGCGGGCTATTATTTGCCCGCTTGTTTCTATGATTACGAAAACGAAGAGGAGCTTCCCTACATCTACGTTGGTAAACATCTGGGCTACGTGGATGCCGGTGTGCTGCAGTCTATTCCTGATGTCTACCCAACAGTCAATACAAACATCGTAGATTTCCGTACCGCCGCAGAAGCCAACAATACTGGGGGGCTGTTGGGGTATCAACAGATGGACATCCATACTTACGATGCACTGACGACGCTCTTCTATATCGAGTTTGCAACGCTCAATTCTCAGAGCATTATGAGAGGTTATGCGGATGGTCGATACACAGATACCGACCTGTTGACCGCAGACACAAGCCCTGCTGGAAACACATTGGTCGTTTCAAATGCAGTGGGCGCCAATTACAAAGTGGGTCAGGCGATATCTGTAGGCACTACCCTGGGCGGCAACCAGCGTTTTTATGGGAGAACAATTACAGCGATTGATGCAGATACACCATCCTCCGGAAGTACAACCATTACGTTCGATGGCGATGCGGTTGAGTTATTTATTGGCGATATTCTTTACAACACCGCCATGAAAACGGGCTTCAGTTCTAAGGTTGCGGCTTCCAGCGGTAGCATATCAAGCAATTCTGACGGGAAACACTCGTTTAGCTACCGAGGCATCGAAAGTTTGTACGGGGACATCTTCCAGTTTGTGGATGGGGTCAATATTAACGATTTAAGAGCCTGGATATGCAGGGACGCTAATGATTACGCCAGCAACCTGTTTGCCTCGCCATACGAAGAGTTGTCGTATATTAATGGAAACGCCGACGGTTATATAAGCGAAATGGGGTTTGATTCCGATAACCCGTTTGCGGCGTTCCCAACATCAATTATAGGAGGCGAAAATAATAAGTATTACAGCGATTACTACTATCAAGCCACCGGGCAGAGAGTTGCCCTGGTTGGCGGGAGCTGGCGCAGCGGGTCGTACGCTGGCTTGTCGTACTGGAACTTGCGCGACGCTTCGTCGAGCGCGCACGTGAGCCTCGGGGCGCGGCTTCTTAAAAAAGCTCTTTAGTAGGGGGGACGGGGGGATCACCCCCAGTTAGGAATGTTTAGGGATATGGAGTGCGTGCTTGCCCAGGTTGGCGGGAACTGGAACAACGGGTCGAACGCTGGCTTGTCGAACTGGAACTTGAACAACACTTCGTCGAACACGAACGTGAACATCGGGGCGCTGACTCTTATTAGAAAGATAGACATGAAATTATCAGCACTTCATATTCCTCACCACTTGGTGAAAATTAGGCCGACAGAGCAGGGTTTAGTAGGTTTACTCTCGAAACACCCTGAGGCTAATAAGAAGGTTGAAAGATGAAAAGAGAAGGATATATTTACGAAAAAATATGCGACACAGAAAACGTAAAGACGGCCATCTATAAGGCCTCTCTTGGAAAACGCCATAAACATTTTGTGGCTAAAACACTGGGAAACGCAGATTTGTACGCTGAGAATATTTCTGAAATGCTCATTAACAAATCATATAATCCCAGCCCATATAAAACCAGGAAGATCTACGACGGCGCAAATAAAAAGGAGCGATTGATACACATTCCGAAATTTTATCCGGATCAGGTCATTCACTGGGCATTGATGCTGCAGATCGAGAAGATCATTATGCGAGGCATGTATAGATATTCGTGCGGCAGTATACCAGGAAGGGGTACGAGCTTTGGGCAAAAGGCGCTTCGTAGATGGCTGGATAATGACTATAGAGGAACAAAGTATTGTTTGAAGATGGATATTACGAAATTCTACCCATCGATCGATAAAGAGATATTGAAAGATATGTTTCGGAGAAAGATAAAGGATGGTGATTGCCTTTGGTTGATCGACACGATTGTAGAGAGCTCTGACAAGGGGCTTCCTATCGGAAACTATACAAGCCAGTGGTTTTCTAATTTTTTTCTGGAAGGACTTGATCACTTTATAAAAGAACAGCTTGGAATCAGGTATTACATACGGTATGTAGACGATCTCGTCTTACTTGGAGGCAACAAGAGAAAACTCCATGCTGCCAGACAGAGGATCCGGGAATATCTAGACAGTATCAATCTTACCCTGAAAGGCAACTGGCAGGTGTTTATGGTCGACAAAAGGGGCATTGACTTTCTCGGTTTTAGGTTTTTTAGAGATAAAACCATCCTCAGAAAACGGAATGCATTGAGAATCAGAAGAAGGGTAAAGAAAATTGCAAGTAAGCCACATCTGTCCTATAGAGACGCCTGCGCAATAGTATCTTATTGGGGGTGGATCAAAAGAAGCGACAGTTTTAATTTTTACAACAAACATATCAAGCCATTAGTAAGCGTAGGTTATGCAAAAGAAAGGATAGGTGACTATGCCAAAAATAATTTATGATGAGATTCCAGAATTTGGCCAATTTGTCGAGTACATCATCCAGGCGGACCCGACTATAGAGGTCGGCAAAAAATTCTACGGGGTCAAAATCAAAAGAGTTTCACTCAGCGAATTGATTGGCGATGACGAAACGGAAAGCATAGAGCAGGTTCTTGATACGCTATCAAAGGATTACGAAAAGGTATCCAGACTGCGAGAAATATCTGGAATGTTTGAATCTGAGGCGGATAAAGTGAAGGTTAGGCTGCAAAAGAAATTCCACTCTGATGTGGCTGACTATGCCATGCAAGACTTAAACCCGGCCTCCGTTGTAAACAAGCTGAAGGAGGTTGTCTCCTATCCCGAGTGGGCAGCGCAGGTTTTTGTCGAGGTCGGCGACATCTACATGTACGACAAGAATCTCTACGAGGTTATTCAAGCACATACGACGCAATCCGACTGGACGCCGCCCGTTACAAGGTCGTTGTGGAAGCGGTTTTATGAGCCAAGCGACGATCCCTGGCCGTGGGTACAGCCAACGGGTGCACATGACGCCTACCCTCTTGGTGCTAGAGTTGAGTACAACGGAAACATTTACGAATCAACAATTGATGCCAATGTTTGGGCGCCGGATGTGACGGGTTGGAAAAATCTAACCGCGGGAGAAAGCGATGTGTGGGAGGATGGGGTTTCTTACAGTGTGGGCGACGAGGTGACACACAATGAAAAACATTACAGATGCTTGCAGGCGCACACGGCCCAGGTGGGCTGGGAACCCCCAAATACACCTGCTTTATGGGAAGCAATCTAAATTGGAGTGTCACAGATGTTCTTGAAAGCGATTCGTGCAAAATTATCAGGGGATGCCACGTTGACGGCTATGCTTTCGACGTATAAAGGCGAACCCGCTATTTTTACGGTTGATCCGGCGCCGGAAGGGGCATCGCTGCCTTACATTGTGATAAGCCCGATTCTCGACCAGGCGCCGTTTGATACAAAGACCACTCGCGGGAGAAATGCGAGGGTTGACGTCCGATGTTATACGGGAGCGACAGGCAGCTCTGTTGACATCGAAGCGATTAGCGAGCGTGTTCGCACGCTCCTACACCGCGTGGAGCTCGCGATTGACGACCATGCCTGGATGTGGTCGTTGTGTTTTGGCCCGATCTCTGCTGATGAAGCGGATGCATATGGGCGGATCATCACATTGCAAGTGGTGGCGGAGACCAGCGCCTGATGGCGCTTGGCACTGCGCTGATGTGGCTTTTGGCCGCTCAGCTTGCAATGACAATATTTATTTAGGAGGTTTTACTCATGAATGGAACTGATGTACTTTTGCTGGTGAATACCGGCACACCCGGCGTCCCATCTTATACGGCCGTTGGCTCGCAGCGGGACGTGACTTTCGAGGAAAGCACCGCTGAGATCGATGTTTCCAACAAGTCAGCACGAGAACAGGCGGTCATTGCCGGACGTTATTCGGCTGGAGTGACCCTGGATCATCTGTATGTCTCATCCGACGCAGGATACGAGGCACTGAAAGACGCCATGCGAAATGGCATACTGATCCTGGTTGCCAAACAGATCGACGATGTAACCATCGAAACAGCCGACGCACTGGTGACAAGCCTTTCAGAGCGCTACCCCGACCAGGGTGAAGCTACGGTCTCATGTTCGCTGACAATCAGCGGCGGATGGACTAAGGAGACCAGCTAATGGCGATGCTGGGTGCTCGGAAAGAAGCGATCCTGGAAGCGAAGGACGCTGAGGGGAACGTCGTCGAAACCTATAAAGCGTTGTTCACAATCCGTGCTTTGGCGGATGCTGAGACACGGATGGGAAAAAGCGTCGGCATGGCGGTCCGTGGCTTTGCTACCGGACAATCAGGCGTGCGGGAAATGGCGCTGCTGCTTCAGGCTGGATTAGAAGCTGAAAGGCGTGCGACTAAATCAGAAGGCGGCCCGATCAGTTATGATGACGCCTGTGATGTGATCGAGATGGTTGGTATCACACCGACTGCGGATGCGATCGGCCCTGCTGTGACGTCTGTGCTCTCTTACGGGATGCCGAAAGAGGAGTCCGAAGAAAAAAACGCATAAACCAGGAGCACAAAAAGAAGGATCCACGTAATAAGTGGGATGTGCTCCTGGATGAAGCGCTCAAAGCAGGTATCAGCGCACTCGAATACTGGGATATGACGCCCTGGGAGGTAAACGCTACCATCCATGCGACAAACTGGCGCCTTGATTATGAACATAAAGAACGCGCCTGGCTGGCATGGCATACGGCTGCGCTTATAAAGACCAGGCAAATGCCACCGTTGAAGGATTTAACTGCCAAACCGAAATCGCGGCTATTAAGCGAAAAGGAAGCAAAGGAGCATAAAAACTTTCACAAGAAAGCAGTTGACGCACTGCCAGAACGCTTTAAAAAGAAATTGTCGGATAAAGGGGATTGATACCCCACTCCGGTCGCTGACGCTCCCTTCGGGGGCTTCGGTTCACAAAAGAGGAGAACTTCGTGGCTGAATCACTTGGAAATTTAGGGGAAGCAAAAGTTGCCATCCGCGTCGATTGGGAAAAGCTCGACGGGGACATCGACCAGTCTAAAAAGAAAATAGCCACTGCCTTTGAAAAATCCGGCAAGTTGATGCGGAACGTCGGGGCAGCGATGACGGCTGGATTGACGGCACCGCTGGTGGGCTTGATCGGGGTGTCCACTAAGGCGGCATCCCGTGTGAACGAGCTGGAATCGGTGAACATGCTGCTGGGAAAGAGCGCCGGTTATTCTGAGGCGTTCATCAAACAGCAGACCGACACCGTGCAGGGCATGGGTATTGAAGCCGCTGCCAGCCGAGAGATCGTTGCTGATTTTATTAAAGCAGAGCTGGACCTTGCGGACGCTTCTAAGGTTGCCCGTGTGGCTCAGGATGCGGCTGTTATTGCCGGACAGAACAGCACGGAAACAACCAAGACGCTGACACAGGCGATCATCACCGGACGGACGGAATTGTTCAAATCGGCTGGCATGATCATCGACCTGAATGGTGCTTACGAGGAATATGCAGCAATGACCGGACGGTCAGCGGATTCGCTCTCGGAGCAGGAAAAGATACAGGCAAGGGTCAATGCAACGATGGCATACGGGGAGCGGATTGCAGGGGCTTACGCCAAGGCTATGGAAGACCCTGGCAAGGTGCTGCGATCGTACCCACGGTATTTGAACGATGTGGCTGTGGCATTTGGCCAGAACTTTATACCGGCGTTCAAAGAAGCGATCTTTGCAGGAAAGGATTTGTTGAGCTGGTTGAAAGATGCTGTGAGCGAAGGGGGAGCGCTGGAGCCTGTGATCCAGAAGTGGGGAGAGCTCTTTGCGGATGCAGCGAAGTTTATAAGGGACATGGTTGAGCGACTGGATGAACTGGATCCAAAGACGGTTCAAATGATTGCTGACATGATCGCCTTTGGTGCAGCAATGGGGCCTGTTTTACTGGTTGGTGGTCAACTCGTGAAGTGGGGCGGTACTGCAATATCCGTTGTTTCTAAAGTCGGAAGTGCCTTTGGCGTTACTGGTGCTATGGCTGGTGCTGCAGCGACTGCGATTGCTCCTTATGTGGTTGTGATTGCCGCACTGACAGCCGGCGCCGTTGCATTAGCAAAGGCACAGAAAAAGACAGCGGAAAAATCTGCCGAGACGATAGATTCCAATCTAAAAGCCACAGATTCTTATGAAGAATATGTTGAGCAGGTAAAAGAAACTGCAGAAGCCGAAGGTTGGATGATAGATCAGCACGGGAACCTTTTGAATCAGCATGGATACATGTTGAAAAGCAATTACTTGTTGACCGAGTCGCAATGGAAGGTCAACGAGTCGATGCGAGAGATGAAGTACCCTGTCGAAATGGCGGCACTTGATGCAGGCTATTATGCAGATCAGGCGGCAAGGGCGGGAAAATCAACAGGCGATCTGGCTATGGAAGCAGAAGAAGCAGCAGAGGCGATGCAGGCATTTGACGATGCATTGAGCATCGACTCAAACTTCAAATCTATCGTGAGCATGGCTCAGAAGTATGATGACACGCTGGGAGAGATTGCGGATAAACAAGAGCGTGTAACTGAATTGATGGCGATCAAAGACAGCGGGGGATATCTGGACGGCGTTTATGTATCGGCCAGTGAAGCAAAAGAAGAAATCGCCCTGCTAAATGGAGAAATCGACACGCTGCAACAATCGATGACGGAAATGGCCAACCAGATGATATTGGATATGTATCAGGCAACATTGGCGATTGATGGCTTTACGGATGCTGAGATACAGGCTTATTTTGATATGGCCGCCGAGATGGGGATCATCTCTGCTGAAGCATCCCAGCTAGCAATGGACAATTATTATGCTGCCAAGAATGAAATCGAAGGAAACCCGGTTGATTTGACTATGGATGACAGCAAACTGGATGAAGTAATCAGGAAATTTGGTAATATTCCAAGAGAGATAAGAACAAATGTGATTACAAATTATTCGAGCACTGGAACACCACCAGCGGGGCATGGTGGTAATGCTCGTAATCCGGAGCAGAGAGCAGTTGGTGGTCCTGTTTGGTCAGATGAGATCTACCTGGTTGGTGAACAAGGACCGGAGTTGTTCATTCCGAATGTTGCAGGATCCATTAATACCAATAATGAGCTGATGCGAGGCTTGCGGGGAGATATTGCGAGTGTAAGATCGTCTGAGATAGATGCAGCGCTTCTGGCGGCATTATCAAGACTTCCAACGGCTCAAGACATTGCACGTGCTGTCAGAGATAATTTGATGCTGTTGACGGGATAAACTATGTATTTTGATGCAATCCGATATGAGTATAGATCGTCCACCAGTGGATGGATTGATGTTTCTGAATATGTCATCGGCACAGATAAGGTACAAATGGGGATCAATGGCTGGGGTCCACTGGATCGGGTGGCTGGTACGGGTTCCTTTACCTTCTCTTTGCGGAATGTCAATAATATGCTCACTCCCGGTCACCCAAATTGTTTGAATGGCTTTGACGTAGGCATCGAAGTAAGACTTATGATTAAACTCAATGTTGAGGAGTACATACGCTTTTATGGGCGGGTACCAGAGGGCGGCATTACACTAGATATTTCATCCTGGCACGCGCTCACAACTGTAACCGCAGTTGATTATATGGAGCAGCTTGCAATCCATGAACTTGAACTCCCAGAGTTTGCGGAGAACAAGCGGATAGATGAAATTGTTCCTTTGATCATTGCGAACATGCCGATTTCCCCAATTGGAACGGAGTACAATACCGGACAAGATATTTTCGCAACAGTATTTGATACAACGATGGTCCACACGCGCGCTCTACAGGAAATATCCAAAGTAGTTATCAGTGAAATGGGGTATGTGTATACTAAACTGAATAGAATTGCAAACGATATGTACTTATATTTAATAGGCGCAGGTGTAGAACTCGCTAACGGAATCTACGAATACACCCCAAGCATGCCGCCTTATTACAGAAAAAGTTTGTATGGGCTATCATCGGAGTGGGCAGAAGCAATTATTATAGAAGATCAACACGGGTCTGGGCTTTGGCTTATTAACCTTGTAAGTACGAGAGGTGATCAAGCCACCCTATATTACTCTTTAGAAACGGTAGCTGTAGCCCCATCGCCAATAGATGTGACCGAATGGATAAGCGTGGAATCGGCGTACGACCCACCGCCAAATGAAATTATTTATGCACTAATGGAGCGTGAGGTATTGGTTGTTGAGGGTCGACGAACTAGATTCGGCAAGGAATTATCGGCAGGTAATGCTGTATTTGAAGATTGTTTCCAAGACATTAATCTCTCTTATGGGAACAACTATTACAACCACATAAAAACAACAGCTTATCCGCGTCGCGTAGATTCAGCCGCTACAACGGTATTGTTTACACTTGAAAAACCGATTGCGGTTGCAGCAGGGGAAACAGAAACGATCAAAGGCAGCTTTAGAGATCCTGATCAGGAAGCCGTGAGTGTGGCTGGTATTGCTATGGTGACGCCAGTGGCATCCACGGATTATCTATTCAATGCGGCAGAGGATGGCAGCGGAACGGATTTAACTGCTAATCTCATTGTGACAGCAACTTACGGCGTGAATGGTGTAAAATATGAACTCGTAAATACCGGTGCGGTGCTGGGTTATGTGATCCATTTGCAAGCCAGAGGAAAAGGCGTTTATACCTATCACCCGGTCGAATATGAAGAAAAATATGATGCGGGAATCGCGCTTGAAGGTAAACGTACTTTGAATCTCAATCTTTCTTACCAGAACAACGCCCTTGTCGCTAAAGATTTTGCTGGTGCATTTTTAGATCTATTCGCCAGCAAACGTCTTTCTGTCGAAAGTGTCACAATGATTGCAAACAAAAGCGAATATCTGATGGAAGCATTTTTAACCCGTCAGGTAGGCGATAAGATTGAAATTATCATATCTAGTGCAAATATTGACGGATATTATTTTATCCACTCAATCAACTGGACAATTACTCCCTCTGGCATTATTACTTTTACATATGGATTATCATCGGCGTCCCTGGCACCAAGTGAATCTTACTGGGAGATTGGCGAAGTAGGCTATTCTGAAATTGGCGAAACAACAGTGATGGGATTCTAGTTATGCAAACTGAAAAAATATTTGATGGCATGGATTATGCCAGACGAGAAAACTGCAAAACAATCCGGCATCGGATTCTAAAGATTGTCGAAAAGTCTGGTTTGAAGTTTATAGACCAGAAAGCGAAGGGGGGGCCGGTGAAAGCTGAGATCAATGCCGGACGTTGGATTGCTAAGTGCCCGGATTGTGCCGGCGCTGAAGCAGTCAGTTCAATCGATCCAATTTTTTATTGCTTTAGCTGTGGCAACGAGAAGGTCGGCGGACGCTGGCGTGAGGTTGTATTTCCTGAGAACAAAGCAAATATTGAAGCCGCTTTATTGAAACGAAATGTGAAATACTGCTCAGGACGGGACGAAATATCCAGGGCATTGACGGCAAAGCCTGATCCGCTACCAAGGGCATGGACCCCACAAGAGTCAGTTAGAGATCTACTTGAACAAAATGAAAAGGCAGGTGTGTAATGGCTTATACGGCAATACCAACATATACTACTGGAGACCTGATCACCGCCGCACACGGAAATACATACTGGCGAGATAACATCAGCTACCTTTATGATAAATCAATCGGCAAAGGGACAATCTATCTGCAGGTGATAGATGATGATGTGTCCGTCGTTATTGGTGACGGCGCCATGTATTTTTTTATTCCCGATTCGCTGGATGGGTATGACATCAAGAGCATTGACATCGCCGTGGTGACGCCGAGCACGAGCGGCAAGCCAACGGTACAGGTTTATTCGAGCTATCACAGTGCGGATATCCTGACAACCAAGGTGACGATCGATGAAAGCGAAAACACATCCTTCACGGCGGCGGTTGCGGCTGTGATCAACACGGCAAGGGACGATCTGCATGTTGGGTCCTACCTGCGAATTGATGTGGACGTAGCCGGTACAGGAACCAAGGGGCTGGTTGTGATCATCGAAGCGGAAGAGGTGTAATGTCTTACCAGGTCACACTAACGCCAAGTAAAGACGCCTGGGTGAATTCGGGTGCACCGACCACTAATTACGGGACATCCTCACTGCTATCCCTGGGTTATTCGGGCAGGCAGTTATTTCTTGATTTTGATTTCAACAGCGTCGCTGGAAAGAAGATCACTGCTGCTACATTGAGGTTTTACGTGACGCCCACGGTCGCAACTGTCAAGCCCGAGATCTACCGTGCGGATGCTGACTGGGACGAGAGCACGATCACCTGGAATAATAAGCCAGGGTACACGGGAACGAAGATCGGGGAAACCACAGCCTGGAGCTCGGAGGGGTGGAAGTCAGCGACATTGACCGTTGCACAACTGATACTGGCAATCAACGCTGGGTTTGGTTTTGCCTGCATCCCTGTTGGATCGGGGATCGCCAACGCCTGGTCAAGGGAAGGGACATCACCCCCGGAGCTGATACTGACACTTGAATCGAGCCAAAAAGCTGTTTGCATTGTAAAACACACGTGATCCACAATCCAACAATCGGGGAAAACCATGAACCTTGATCCTTTCGACATGCAAGTTCTGGCAGCCAGCGGTAATGCTCATGACTTGATGAAGCAATTTTACGGCGTGAATATCAGCCTGAATAACGCCGCTAAACAGATGACCGGCATTCGGCGTCACATTCGGCATAAGAAGCGGATGGAAGATCCCAAATCATCAGACCTGGATAAGCTGATCACCAAAGAGGACGGATCGCAGGTCTCGGTGCGGATGTTGATCCTATCAGAAGAGGAGCGCAAGGATCCGGACAGGGTGATGGATCTGATGGGGTATGATCCGGCGAAGTGGGAATGCCTTTCGTGTGAGACGGTCAGGAATGACTGGGACGTCACGATGAAGATGAAATCCTATAAGCGGGAACCGGGGAAGGGTGCTGAAGCGAAGACATGGGCTGAGAAGCATACTAACCATCAATTTAAAGTGACGATCAGGGTGAAGCCACGGCAGGACTTGATCAGCTCTGAGGCGATAAGGACAATTTACGGGAAGCTGAAGCCGCCGGACTTGAAGGCGATCGAGTACCAGGGCGGATCGTTCCTGTTTGAGCTGCCGATCATGGATCTGCATTTGGATAAATATGCCGATGCAGCCGAGACGGGGGAAGATTATAATCTTGAAATCGCTGAAGCTCTGTATAAAAGAACGGTGAATGATATCATGGGAAAGCTGCAGAAAATAAGTGATCTTGATATCGAGAGAATCGTCCTGCCATTTGGTCAGGACTTTTTTCATTATGACACCCGTGACGGCAAGACGACCAAGGGGACACAAGTGGAAAGCTCCGGCCCGTTTTATAAGATGTTTGACGTTGGGCTGGCATTGATGATCTGGACGGTTGAGATGTGCCGCCAGATTGCCCCTGTGGAAGTGCTGTACGTTCCCGGGAACCATGACTGGACGCTGGCTTATTTCGCTGTGGCTGGCGTGGGGAAATATTACGAGAAGGTTGACGGGGTTGAGGTTGACCTTTCACCGGCGCCAAGGAAGTACCGGCGGTACGGGATCAACCTGATTGGCTGGTCACACGGCAAAGAGGGGAAACGAATCCAGCATTTGATGCAGCAGGAACGAGCTGAGGACTGGGGAAGGTCACAGATCCGAGAGTGGCACCTGGGCGATCTTCACCACGAAGAGGCGGATGAAATTGGGGGTGTGATCATCCGGCGAATGAGCTCGATCACGGCGATCGACTCGTGGCATGCAGAGATGGGGTACAGGGCAACCCGAAAGGCTGAGGCGTTTGTGTGGAATAAGGATCAGGGGAAGGCGTACACGATCAGCAGTTATGTGATGGCGTGAGGGTTGCTCCACGGCGTGGAGAATGTGTTGATTTTATATCATTTTTAATTCAGGCAAGTTAATATTTAAATACAAAATACACCGAAATATTTTCGTTCATGTATTCCGAACTTCGTTAATCGTCAGTTTGCCGATTAAAATAACTTTCTACGACTGTTCCATCACAGCGTTGAAATAGGGGATCGTAAGCATGGAAGGAACAGTTTTCAACGTGGGCGCCTGTTTTAATAGTTATTAAAATGCCAGGCATCGACACATTCGTTCGATATGTTTATTGGATCATCATGTTCTGTGAAATGATAATAACGGATTTCGTTATTATCGATCCATGAAGGATAATTCTCTTTGTTGATTAATTAATCAATAGTTGGGAATTAAATATCAACGCATAGTGAAACGAATTCATCCCCATCATTCTGGAAGACCATCAACAAATCACGCTCCCAGGAGCAATCCAATCCCTTATGGCGGATATGGACTTTCACGTCCCTATCGCCTTCTAATTTTTGGAGAATGTAAATCAATTCGCTGACTGTCATCTTCTCTGGCGTTCGATCTGTTGTGTGAATTTCGCCGACATTTACATTATTTGGGATGCCACTGTACATGCTTGCTGTTAATATTGGACGGTCAAAGTCGTTATCCCCAGCGCTATTCATAAATTTACACATTCTTCTCTCCCTTCGTTTTCAGACCTCGTATAACGTTTTGAGGATCTATTCCATGTTCAAAATATTGTTCATAAGGTAAATCCAGGTGACATTTATCTTCACCTACGGTTGCGATCTGGATTTTTTCAAGATGATATACAATGCCAACATCTTTATTGTTATGTCGTAATACGGCGTTTATCACTTCCTCGTCGCTGCCTTTTTCGCCTTTCCAGCCAATGTATTCCAACCAGATCGTGCGGTCAATGAATCGAACCTTCTTGAATTGATAGTGAACGAGAAGCAGCATGCCCAAACCTGCATTGCCATCGATAACGATTTCTAATATGCCAGCCGATGACTCTGGCAGCAGGGATTTATTGAGAAACAGCTTTCCATCGGATTTTATAAAGTCAGGCATTTTGTTCCTTTTCTTCTGGATTTGCTAACCTTCGTGCATCCTCGATTGTCCATTTACTTGTTCGGAGTTTGAATTGCCATCCTGGATAAGGTACATCTTTGTTGACATAAATAAAAATATTTGAAAGTATACTATCAAATAGTGATTTGTTTTCAACTTTGATATTATGTAAGTTTTCTCTAATATGTTTCCACAGATCTTCATGCAAATAGACAAGTAAATCAGCATCGCTAATCTTTGCTATTAATATCGCACGGTCAAGTTCATATCCGAACTGATTCAAGTCAAAGTCTGGCATTGGTTACTCCTTATACATTCTCATCTCTCTACTCCTTTGGCGGTTCTGGTATCTGAACTGGCATCCACCCTAATACCTCGTGATAAAGCGTTACGAGGTCATAGCCAGACCAATACTGAAATTCATTTTCTATCTTGCCACTAAACCATCCCATTCTAACTTATAAATCATTCTCTCTATTACGCCAGTAAAACCAAACATCTTTACTAACATCCGGCAACCTATCCTCAACTGAAATCCAACCCCTATCTGCGACATCAAATCTCGATCCGCAATCAGGGCAACGGTATTGGGTTAGTTTTTCCATTCGCTTACTGCCACAATCGGGACACTGTTTCATCACTTACTCCTTTTTCATACACTTATCACATACGGCTGGCAGTACAGTACCATTCCATTCTTCCATTTTGGATCCACAGATGATACAGCGTTTTCCTTCCTGCAATTCTCTGGTTGCCTGAATATGCTCAGCCATTTGCTCTTTTGTCAGAGGGGTTAGACTGAACAAACTTTTGAATTTAGTCATATTATACAGTCTTTTCCGTGACGATCATGAACAGTCGCTCTTGTTCGCCGATGGTACGCACGACCTGAAACTCGTCAATCCAGCGATCGTCTTCAAAGACGATGCCGTTGCTGGCATCCATCACGCTCTTTACGATGTTGTCTAAGTCCGCTCTGTGACCCTGGCTGGTGTGAACGTAGACTTGCATGATAACCGTCAGGGGGATGCCTTTGGGGTACATCTGTGCACCCTGGAGCTGTACCTGGTTGCGGATCAGGGTCATGAGGGCGTTCTGGTTGTTGAGGTATTGCTGCGCTTGACGTGAAACGAACTTTCCCTTTTGTGTCATACGAACGTATGGCTTGATGAAGACGTTTGGAATGTCGATCTGGATCATGGTGTGTCCTTACAGTAAAACGGTGTGAATTGGCGTAGCAACAGTGCTGGGATCGAACTGGGCGGCAACCTGGATCGCTTTACTGGCGATATCCAAAGCAGACTGTTCTGGATCGTAAATCAACGCACTCATTGCACCAAGGGCATAGTCTGAGCCGCTCCCAATGGCGTGCATGTCGCCTGACCACTGCATGAATTGAAAATCAGTGTCGAATTCGTAAACCTTCCCCTTGTAATGGATCAGGAACTTGCTCGAGCACTTATGATCTTTTTCGCTGGTTTTGCGCTTTTCAAACAGATCTTTGATTTGATTGACGTTCCGGTAGATATATTTCTCGTCTGTTTCACCCTCTTTTCTTTCAAGAGGAGAGAATTCGTATTCGATGATATTTGCTTCCCGTATGGATCCGGAATTGCCAATGGTGAAATCGCCGATGGTGACGATCTTGGGTTTATCCTGGATCCAGATTCGTGAGCCGTTGGAGCCTGCGGAGTCGGATGCCATAACGGTTTTGCCGTCTTTAGTGACACAAACAACTGTGGTCATGAAGTTGATCCTTTCTAATAGTCGTAGGTTGTTTTGATGGGAGCGCCGCCGTCTCCCGTGTAGATGTGATGGTTCTCGGGTGCCGGCGTGGGTTTGCGCTTTTTGCCGATCAGGATGCGAAGGTTGCAGAATGTGAAAGCGAATAGGCGGCTGCCTTTGAAGTATTCAAAGCCGAGGATCTGTAAGGTGAAACGTCCGGAGGGCATATCGAAGAGGTTGACGAAGCGGATCATGAGCGCCCTCCGGGCAGTGATTGGTGATTGGTGATTGGGGAATTAGGCCATTGGCGGTATTCTGTTATTGGTGCACCTACAAGAGATGGATCAGGGTTATCGCCAACCTTTTTGAAGAAGAATGGAATACTCGCCATTTTGCATTCCCAGAATAGATCATCAACCCATTTATATTCTGTGGTTCTGGCTCCCGGGCCTGTCTCTCCGCCGCAGATGATCCAGTCGAGCACCCTAAGAGTCTCCGGTATCCACTTACGCCAGTTAAATGTTATTGGCCCCAGCATCGGCTCTATGCTTACAAACCGAACGGCTGCGGGTATTTTGAGAAGCCAGGGGATGCGTTCATCGGCTGCCTGTTGATTTTCTGCTGTGACACCAAGCCATACATTGGGTAAAACATCACTGTCGCAATCCTCATCGATAAATTGCGAGAAGACCTCATACATCCTTTTTGGGCGTTTTGTCAGCACCTGGTAGGTATGTTTGTCATAAACCCTGAAATGATTGAGCACCCTGCGGATGACATTGTCTGGAACGTCCTCATGGAATAGATCTCCCATTGAGCAAACGAACACCATCCTTGGCTTATTCCAACGGTACAGCTTATTGAATTGAGATTCATGAATAGTCACGTCAAAGTGATGCGGCTGTTCTGGATAGCCATAGCGTCCAGCCAGGCGCTTGGCCATGCGTTCGGCGTAGCAGTGCCGGCATCCTTCGGAGATCTTCGTGCAACCTGTGACGGGATTCCAGGTTTCGTTCGTCCATTCGATATTTGTTGGCATTGTCCTATCCTTTCATACCGTAAACTTTCTTAATTATTGTCATAAGTGGTCGGTTATACCGTAATCTTTTCATGCTATGATGATATACAGGAGCATCATCCAGACGGAGAACACGGCGATGAAGATAGCATCCTTCTTTTCTTTGTCGAGGATGAAGACGAGGATCGCCACAACCATGAGGAATTTTGATATCCCAAAGAGGCTGCTGATCAACCAGGTGGTGAATGTTTGAAGCATGTGTATAATCCTTTCGCTAAATGTCTGCTATGGTGACGCCGAGCGCCCTGGCTATCCTTCGACGTGTCGCAGGGCTTCCGTTGGTGTCTTTGCGCTCGATCTTGCTGATGGTGACAGCGGACACGCCGGCAAGCTCGGCAAGTTTCGCCTGTGAGAGATTGTGCTTCTTGCGAAGTTGAGCCAGCCTGTTGGCACTGTCACCATCGTTCCAGTTTTGAATGGCGCCCTCTTCCGTCCGTGCGGTGTTGGATTTATGCCAGCAGTTGAGGCAGATCACACGGTAGGATGCGGCTGTGAGCATGAAGACTGCCGGCCCACGCCTTGCAGCATCGATGCAGTGTTTGGCGCCGCACTTGGGGCATGGTACGAGCTGCTGGAAGAGGTTGACATTTGGGAGTGCCCCATAGAGCGCGTAGTTCATCATGCTGGATTTGACGGTCATTTGACAACCTTGAAACTGATCACCCAAACCCAGGGATTTTTATCCCAGGGGAATCCACGTTTGGCATTGATGGAATCCCATAATCGCTGGAAATGCTCACGACGGGATCCGAACGGACGTTTTGTCTTATCCAGGGTGTCAGGCGTCCCTTCCGCATTTATGTCGTGAAGTGAGATTTCCTGCAGACGATCAATCCTGACTTCTGTTATTTCGAGGGTTATCCTGGATGCCCAGCGTGGCATGAAGATTGAGGGACGCCATCGCAAAGGTGGATCACCGTCAAAGTGGTAGTATCCGTATTCATCAGGCTTGATTCCCTTCTGGTCAAGCTCGTCAGTAATTTGAATCCACAGGCGCTCTTCCCATTCACTTTGTTTGATATCATCACAATCCGTCCAACATTCACGATGTTTCATATCAGCTTTGAATTGGATACCGATCGGCTCTCCTTCTTGCCATGACCAGGGACGCCATGTTTCACGCACCCAAAGACGATCACCAGGTTTGCCATAGGGGCATTGAATAACTTCCCAATCTGGACCATTAGGATATTTGACATACCAACCACCCATGCTGTGCACATATTCGATTGACCAAACAGGTTTTTTATTCAATCCCTTCAACCGTCTGGTTTGCGTTTTTTGACCTTTCAGGATTGCATTGACCATCTCTGAATTGAATAATATCGGTCGCTCTTTCATCACTCTCCCTTTGCGAGTATTCGCATCAGGAAGGTGCGTTTTTTCTTATCCACCTTCACGACTTCGCCAACAGCATCAACCTGCTGGCTCCCAAATTTAGACAATTCCCTGACCTGACCAACTTTGGGCGGATTGTATCGTGCATCAAATTTTGTGTAATTTCGTTGAATGTTCATTTTCTATTCCTTTCGATTTTGGTCTGGTTTGAATTTGTTAAGTATTTTATGTTCATCACTGTTGAAATCAGGCTGGTTGCGATGAACAGGATGGTGAATGTGGGGTATGCTGCGAAAAATTCAAGTAAGGCGGTCATGCTGCGTCTGCTCCTTGTTCCCGTCCGGTCTCGTTTCGTTGACCGGTTTGTAATATCACCGATGCGCTGCTGGTTGGCATTATCTTGATGTTTTGAGTTCTCATTCCGGTCACTAAAATGCCCTCGTCGGTTTCGGTAATGTGAAATACCTGGTCACTGCAACGGATGGAAATATCAGGTCTTTCAATGTTTTCAACTGCCTGGCCACCAACAAAATATATCTTCATGCTGATACCTCGACACTTTCAATCTCGACCTGAGTCGTTTGATCAACCCATTTGGCTTTGTACTCGTCGTATCGCTTTTTGAGGTCGTTTGCCATCGCATGCATCCCGTGGGCTTTCATCTCGTCCATGAGCTGTTCCCATTCAGGGGGAGCAAAGATGCCGTCGTTGAGCTTCTGGATCAGCACCTCTTTGTGACCCACGAGCTCGTAATATTTGTTTTGCCAATCTGTGTTCATTTTTCCTCCAATGTTTGTTTGGTTCGTAGAAACTTATCTTTGATATGCTGGGGCATGTTGGCGAATCCGTTTTGCATCCAGTCGGGCTTATCGCCATGCTCCAGCTGCTTTGGTTCTTGTTTCGGTTCTGGCAGCACACGATTTGATTCCGGTTTTGCGAATTCCCGAATGTGCTTTGATAAAATCAGGTCATGCTCTTCTCGGTCCTTCAACTGCTCATAAGCCTGTAAGAACCGTGCCCGGGTGCTCTCGATGTTGGTGGTGTAGCAGATATCCTCCCAGCCCATCAGCCTGGCAGCTTCTTTGACCAGGGGATGCGACCACTCATGTTGATCAACAGATCTATGATTGCCGGTGATCCACTGTTTGGCGTTATCCATGACCTCACGCCATGCTTCAAAGGCGATCGGGATGCCAGAGCGACGGCCGGCAAGTTCAGCAGCTGCTGCACGGATTTCGCTGACACTGGGAAACCATTTATTGGTTTCAAGATGCATCCGAAAAGCCATGATCAGGTGTTGGTCGTCAATGTCTGAGATTGCAGAAGCGTAATAAGCCAGGGCTTTGCCGTCCATCACGGTGGTGTTGGGGTAAAGCTGGGTCTGTGTTTTGATGAGCTCGATGATCTTTTCTTTTCTCATTCATCACCGTCCATTTCTCGCAGGATGCGTTTTGCTTCTTCAAAGACATCATCGGTCATCCTTTGTTTCCCGTTTGCTTTTGGCTTGGGTGGATTATTTCGCCGCTGGGCGTAACCGATCGCCCATTTTTCGTAGGATGTCGGTTTGGAGCCGTTGTACTTTGGATCGGCATCCATCGCTTCAATGGCAGCGGCGTAATCTTCAGCGGTAACGCCGTTGGCTTTGAAGTTGTTGATCATCTGGCTGAAGGCTTGCGGATCTGTAATGAGCCTGCCCTTTTTGGTTTCAAAGATTTCACGACAAGACTCGAATAGGTCGGAGGCCTCTTTTTTTAATTGATGGTTAATGGTGGTTAAATGATGGTTTGTGTAATCCTCCGTTACACCCCCCTGTAATCCTCCGTTACACCCCCTGTAATCCTCCGTTACACCCTCATCGGTAGGGGTGTCATTCTCCGTTACACCCCCTGCTTTTAGTTTTTTGATGTTAATCGAAACTTCAAGCGTGCCAAAAAGGTCATTCCTGTATTTTTCGCGGTTCAGGTAACCATCATCAACCAGGGCTTGAATGTGTTTATTGACAGTCGGACGTGTCAAGCCAGTTTTGAGAGCAATTCTCTTTTGACTTGGATAGATAGATTTGCCTTCATCGTTGGCATGATCTGCGAGTGCCAGCATGATCAATTTATCGGTTGAAGATAGATCTAAGCTATCGAAAACGAGGGACATCAATCTAACACTCATCGCACCTCCAGAAATCTGAGCTGCCTGACGTGATCGGGTTGGCGATAGGGAAGTCGTACCTGCTTTGCCATTCGGACGTTTTGAAGCAGGGCATGAATACGGTTTGTGTTTTCACGGATGTACTCGTCTACTTCGTCCTGAAACGCCGGCAGGTAATAACCAGCGGTGCCGCTTGACGAGAGAATGAGCATGCCCTTTTTGAGCAGCTCCTCCTTCGCTTTACGGATCATCCGATCGGTACGCTGGGTGAATTCACCCAGCAGCGCAATCGAGAGCTGCTCACGGGTGACACGGTTCTCTTCGCCGATGTAACCGTTGTGGATCATGTGCATCACAAGCTGGTCCTGCAGCTCGTCGTCGACATCTTTGCAGAGCTTGAAATAGTATTCTAGGGGATCAAATGTCTGACGGGTTGTCATAATCCTCCTCCTCGTCGGTACTGAGCTCAATATCTTCCGAGACACGCAGCTCCTCACGCAGGCGAAAGAATGGGGCACGCCCGTCGTCTGGGTTGATGATCTCGAGAATGTCACGGGTGCCGTGGACGCTGATGATTGCCGTCACGCCCTTGGGGACGCCGAAAAACCTGGTGAAACGGGTTCCTGGGTCAATTGGGAGCCCAAAGGGTTCTTCTTGTTGTTCGATCATGTTGTGAATTTCGTCTGTCATAGGTATTCCTTTCGTCCTTCGTTTGTTTGTTTATTCGGATCGTAGGCGTATGGGCCTTGCCGCAGCGTTTGAAGCATGTTGAGCGCACAATCCAGGGCATGGTTATCGACATCACGGTTGTATTTGATCCGGATGATGTGAGCCATCGCCTCTTCCAATCCGGCCATCGTGGATCCTGTTTGACGTGATCGCTCTTTGACGGCGATCAGCTCGTCAATCTGAAGCTGCAATGATTTATTCTGTTGTTTGATTTGTTCGTTTTCATCCTCGATTTGCTTCAGTCGTTTGAAGATTCCAGATATGCAGTTATGCACCAGCACCCCCAGCCCAACAATGGCAGCACCAATCAGCACACCAACCAGGCCGGCTTGAAATACTTCTAATGTCATCAATAACCTCCTTTATTAAACTGGAAAATCGGATGATCGCAATAGACCATATGCATCCCTTACTCGATACTTGGCCGTAACAGTAAGGAATTGATTAGTCAGCTTCGAGCTGCGATCAGCAAAGCGCCTCATGAAAGTGGGGCGTTTTGTATTTAATCAGCAGCTCCTGGTTCAATGTACTCAAAGATATCACCAAATTTGACGTTCATCAGTTCTTCAGGCGTGTACCCCACCCCTAAGATTAGAATTTTAGCGAGAACACGCAAATCAATTTGCATCATTGGCTCCCCATCAAATATACCGTATATCGTTTGGTGGGAAACATTTGCCTGCAATCCTAATTGATGTCGGTTCTCGACGCCATTCTCTTCAGCCCGAGCCAACAGGGAGCTGCCTTTCAGTCGAAAGGTTCCTGTTTTCATCGTGCTATCTCCTTGCTTGTTTTTCTCGGTCGATGTCGTCATAAGACAATAATATACTATATGATTTTATTTGTCAAGGCTAATTCATGAAATACCCTTGACAGGACAGATGTTCTTATTATATAATAAGGGCAGTTAGTTGTTACGGCCAAAAAACATCGAGAACAAGGGATTATCAATGCCCAAGAAAAAGGCACCGAAAACCGATTCCCGCGAGTTTGCCCAGGCTATGGCAAGGGCAATCATCAACAGGGATAGATTCCATAACTTGCCAAAACTGAAACCAGGACAGGCACGCTGGCAGCATGAGCGTGCGATCCAGGCGTCCATTGAATTTGAGGATGTGGCGGATGATGCTACCTGGGTCGAGTTCTGGACACGTGAGAACGTGGTGGCTGACATTGAAGCCGGTGATGTGGCAGGTGTGTTTGGCTGGTTGACATCGAAGATATGGTGGTTCGATTTCAAGAAAAGGCAAAAGGATGCTAAACGAAAAGCTAAAAAAGCAAATTGATGTTGAAGCCGGCACGATGGATTTCTCGACGTGTTTGCATGAGGAATTTGAGAAGATCAGCAAGGCAAGGACCTTTCACGACGAGTATTACTGCATCCGCTGTAAGCAGTGCGGCTTGACCTTCTGGGCTAAGAAGCTGGAAGCGAAGGAATTCAACAAGGAATTTCTAAATGCTCGGTTTGGGATGCAGTTTGAGAGCGATTTGCAATACTGCGTATCCAGGGAAGAGATAGGAATCAAGTCTGATGCTGCTGA